AATATTACTAAAATATTATAAAATAATTTAGTACTTTAATATTACTAAAATATTATAAAATAATTTAGTAAATAAGATTAAATCAAGTTCTAGGATGTGGTGAGGTATTTAAATAATCATATTCAGAATTAGAGTAATTTGAATTGATAAAACTATTTACCATTTCTTTATCCATCAATTTATTTTTTAGATTTGATATTTCACCCTCTACATTTTTGATATTTTCCAAAGTACGTTTATATACATTAGGTGAATCACCTTGATTAATTGATCTTTTAAAATCATTCAATTCTTTTAATTCATTTTCATTAAGTTTTAATTGAGACATTATATTTTCAATTTCTATATTTTTTTCTTCTTTTGATGTTTCTCCAGTAACATCTGAAATAATTTGTGTTCTAATATCCTGTAATGATAATGAAGATTCATTTGTATCAACTGTTTCTAGATTTTGTTCAACTGCATTTTTTAATTCATTTTCAGCAATTTGACGTTCTTCATCACTATATTGAGAATATTTTTCTTTGCTTAATTCTAAATCCTTTTGTAATGAGGATAAATTGTCTCTTATTTCTTCAATTGTTTTTTCAAAATTATTGATTCTTTGTAAAACTGCAATTGGATGTTCAGGACGTTTTGCCATTTCTTCTTGAGATTGTCCTTCTTTAATTGCTTGTTTAACCATTTCATTTTTATTCTTGTGCCATAATTCATTAGCCGATTCTCTATTTTGTAAATAACTTTTGATCAACGTGTTTAATTGATCATTCTGATATTCAACATCTCCTACTTGATGTGGTTCTACAACCAAAGGGAAAAATTTACCTACTTCAACTGTATAAATATCATAATCTTGATCAATTCTCATTAATTTCTGAGACATAATCTTAGCACTTTCTAAAGTATCAGCAGTACCTCTAACTTTAAGAGCCCATACATCACTTTTTTGAGGCATATGGGGTCCAACAATACTAACTAGTGCAAATCTTTGACCAGTGATTGTGGGGTCTTCAAATAAATAATCAATTACCTTTTGTTTGTTTGTCATTTAAGAATTTATAATATATTTTTTAGAAAAAATTAACGCAGGATAATTAAATACGTTAAGATAATAAAAGTATAATATATTTATGTATTAAGTTATATGCCAAAAATAAAGGATATTGATGTATTGAATAAGTTTAATTTGCTTGAAAATAAAATTGATATAATAAATACAAGTTTGAATTTAAAAAAGTATATATTAAATGATTTTTTCAATTACATAGATTTTAAAAATTATATACAAGATTGTTTTTCTAAATTAAAAAACGAAATAATACCTCTTGTAAAAGATCAGGGGCAATCTGATAATGAACTTGTTTCTAAAATAAATAGTATTTTTTCAGAATATATAGAATATATGTTTGTAAATGTAGACGAAAAATTTAAAACATGTTATGATGATGATATATATATTTATGAAAGTGTAAAAGCGACAGAAAATAAAATAAATAATATCTATTTTGAAAATCAAATAATCAAACATCAATTACAATTAGGAGAACGTTTGTATAATTTAGAAGAGTCATTAAATAGTTTGCAAAAAATTGTTAAACTAAAAATAGATGAAATAGACAAGATTAAAAATAATATTATTTAAAAATAAAATTATATATCCATTTTATATAGATGAGGAAGAAAAAGGAGAAACATGGAACACCTAATTATTCTAAAAAATATGGGGGGTTTGTGAATAAATCCAAGAGTATTCATTCAATTATGCATAAACATGAAAAACGTTTAGAAGATTTTAAAAATAAAGATGGAAGATTAAAGGTAATAAAGGATAAGATTAATGGTTTAAAAAGAGAATCAAACAAATTATCAAAAGATAAATCGTATAAAGTATTGAATGATGAAAATGTATCTGATATGATTGTAAGATTGAATAATATAGATATTGAGATAAAAAAGTTGGAAATGGAATTCAAAGTGATTGAATCGGGTGAAGATGAAATAGAATATTTATTAGAATCATCTTATCTTATGTCAGAATATATGACATTAGAAGATCAAGAAACAGTATTATTAGAAAATAATGATGATCATTCTGATGAATTAAATGATATAATTAATAAAAAAAATAGGTTAATAGATGAGTACATGTTAAAGTTTGAAAATAAATGTTATAATCATAAAAGGGTGACTCAAAATTTAAATTGTCAGAATTGCAATGTGCCATATGATATTGAGGAGGGGTATTTGGTGTGTTCATTATGTGGTTTATGTGATAATGCTATAATACATGCAGAAGATTTATCATTTAAAGAAATGAGGGATTATGAGTATAGACCGCAATTTACGTATGATAAAATGAGTCATTTAGATGATTGGTTGAGGCGTTTCCAGTCAAAAGAGAACAGAGTAATACCACAAGAAGTATTGGATAAAGTAATTTTGCAGGCAAAAAAAGAAAAAGTTCAGAATCTTAATTTATTGACAGAGGACAAGGTTAAAAAATATTTAAAACGACTTAATTTAAATGAATATTATGATAATATCATTGGTATTATTAATAGAATAAATGGTAGACCACCATTTAAATTGACAACGGAGATAGAAACAAAAGTAAAGATGATGTTTCAACAGATACAAAAGCCATATGAAAAGTATAAACCGAGTGGACGTAAAAACTTTTTATCTTATTCATATTGTATTCATAAATTATTTCAAATATTAGGATTGCATGAATTTTCAACATATTTTCCATTATTGAAAAGTGTGGATAAATTAAGACAACAGGATGATATTTTTAAAAAAATAGTAGCTGAAATGTCAGAACAAGACAAATCTGTAAAATGGGTTTTTTATCCAAGTGTATAAAATCAAAAACGCATTTTTATGGATGTATTTTACTTTTAATTTACTAGGTATAATTAATTAAATAAAAAGTTTATGAATATAGATTATATTATACGTTTTTTGTATAAATACATGTTTATATTAAAGGCTGCATCAGATGGTTGGAGAATTAAATATATAGGTGGTGATAGTTTTAAATTTTATAATAAACATACACGTGATACCATACAATCTATAGAAGATTTTATTTATAAATACAGTAATAAATTATTTTAAATAAATTGTTAAGTTTCTATTAATTTTTTTTATTTTAATATATTATAAAAAAATGTTAAAAGATTTATTAAAGGGGTTAAAAAGTAATAAAAATATAGTATATTATGTTATTATTGCAGTATTAGTATATTTAATTTATACTGAATGGAATAAAAAGGAGAATTTTACATCGACTAATCCTATGGATCAGACAATACTTTTATATGGTAATACAGCTAATTTTAATCCAAGTGGTACTGGTCATATAATAATTATGGATACTGATACAAAAGAACAACGTGTTGCCAAATTAAATTCTCTTCCTCAAGGTAATACTAAAAATCAATTGCAAAATGCAATCAGAAATGTTGCAGGTAATCAAATAATTATTCCAGGCGGTGCTGGTTTAATTCAACCATTTACGATTTCTAGTCCAGGTACATATAACATTAATTTTGAAGTATTTGCTCCTGGTGTAAATAGTGATAGTTTTCTCATGACTTTAACAGGTCAAGGTATTAATATTAGTGAAGTTTGGCAAGTAAAAAGAAGTAAATCATTAGTATTCAGAACTTGGAAAAAATTGTACCTCGCGCAAGGAAATTATGGATTACATATACAAGGCCGTGAAGCAACAGGAATATCAAAAGTACAAATAAAATTTGTACCTACACCTGCACCTGCACCTGCACCTATACCAAGAAATATAGCTTTTGAAGAACCTCAAGGATCACCAAAAGGATATAATAGGTTAATTTCATCTAAAGGATTTTTACAAGCATCTGGTAGTGGGTTGGTATATCATACTTCTAATAATGTTACCCCAGCTCTTTCTGCATACGCGCCAGGGCAAGGGCAAGGGCCATTTAGATTAGTTATGCAAAATGATAGAAATTTAGTAGTGTATGATAGAAATACTCGACCAATAGCAGCAACTGGAACTGATTTAAAACCAGGTGAAGTATACAACGGCCCTTATCGTGCTATATTAACTAATGATCATAATTTAACGATTGTAGATAAAATGGATGGACTTGTATGGTCAAGACCACTATTAACAAATATAGCTTTCGAAGAACCTCAAGGATCACCAAAAGGATATCAGGGGTTAATTACAACTAATGGATTTTTACAAGCATCTGGTAGTGGATTAGTATATCATACTTCTAATAATGTTGTCCCAGTTCTTTCTGCAAACGCGCCAGGGCAAGGGCAAGGGCCATTTAGATTAGTTATGCAAAATGATAGAAATTTAGTAGTTTTTGATAAAGATACTCGAGCAATAGCAGCAACTGGAACTGATTTAAAACAGGGTGAAGTATACAACGGCCCTTATCGCGCTGTATTAACTAGTGCTCATACATTAATGATTTTAGATAAAAAGGATAAAGTTGTATGGTCAAGACAATTAGTAGTACCTATTACCACAACAAGACGACCAATGACAACTACTACACCCAGAACTACTACACCCAGAACTACTACACCCATGAGTAATGTATTTGTATCTACTATGATACCTACTATGGCACCTGCTAATGTACCCGTAAGTGATGTATTTGCAACTACTATGGCACCTACTATGGCACCTACTATGGCACCTACTATGATACCTACTATGATACCTGCTAATGTACCCGTAGCTGATGTATTTGCATCTACTATGGCACCTACTAATGTATCCGTAGCTAATGTACCCGTAAGTGATGTATTTGCAACTACTATGGCACCTGCTAATGTATCAGTAGCTAATGTACCCGTAAGTAATGTATTTGCAACTACTATGGCACCTGCTAATGTATCAGTAGCTAATGTACCCGTAAGTAATGTATTTGCATCTTCTATGGCTGGGTACTAAAAATAATTAAATACCCAGAGTACTGTACTAAATTAACGTATAGTAAATTTTTTTTAACATTTTTTATATATAAATATTTTATAGATATAATATATAAATGTTTAAAAAACTATTAGGAAAATTAAAAACTAATAAAAAAATCGTTTATTATGTGATTATTGCGATAATTGTTTATTTAATTTATACTAAATGGTATCAAAAAGAAAGTTTTTCTCCAGCTCCCTCTCCAGCTCCAATGACTACAACAAGAGGGCCAATGCCTTCGCCAATGCCTTTAAGAATGACTACAACAAGAAGGCCTACTACGACACCTCAGATACCAAGAAATATAGCTTTTGAAGAATCTCAAGGGTCACCAGAAGGATATAATAGGTTAACTTCACCTAACGGATTTTTAGAAGCATCTGATAGTGGATTGGTATATCGTACTACTAATGGTATTGTTGTCCCAGTTCTTTCTACAAACTCGCCAGGGCAAGGGGAAGGTCCATTTAGATTAGTTATGCAGAATGATAGAAATTTAGTAGTGTATGATAAAAATACTCAAGCAATAGCAGCAACTGGAACTGATTTACAACCGGGTGAAGTATATAAAGGCCCTTATCGCGCTATATTAACTAGTGCTCATAATTTAAGTATTGTAGATAAAATGGGTGGAGTTGTATGGTCAAAACAATTAGTAGTACCTACTACCACAACAAGACGACCAACGACAATACGACCAACGACAATACGACCGATGGCAAGTGGGCTGATGACAAGTATTCCAAAAATTACCACAACAAAACTACCGATGGCAAGTGGGTTAATGACAAGTATTCCAAGAATTACCACAACAAGACGACCAATGACAAGTGGGCCAATGCCTTCAACAAGTGGGTCTATTGTAGGATTTTGATTTAAATAAATTGTATATTGTATTTATTATTAAAAAATGAAAATATAAGGATGTGTAAATAATACAAGATGAGTTATTTATTAGAAGATTTTATTGATGTAAAAATACCAAATGATTGTAAATTATGTATATTTGATTTAGATGATACATTAAAATTTAAATACACTGGTACGTATTCGCGTGATGCAAAAGCTATTTTACAGTATATGAAATACAATAATATACAAATGGCTGTAGCATCATTAAATATTTATGCAAAAAAAATATTATTAAATGATGAAACATTATTTTTTTTTAAAGATATTCAAAATAGAACTTTTGATAATGAAAAAGATTTTGATAAAATAAAAATGTTTACAAGAATTTGTAAAAAGTTAAAAATATCTTATGAGAATGCAATTTTATTTGATGATAATTTCATTCATTGTATTGAAGCATCTTGTGTAAATATGAATTATATTGAAGTGGATGGGAATAAAGGTATAACTTGGAAAGATATTAAAAAAGGTATGAATAAATTTGTAATTAGACGTAAAAGTATTTAGATACGAAAAAATCGTTTATAAGAGTTTTTAAAATTAATTCGGAATCCATAAGTAAAAACGCGTGGACGTTTTTTTAGGAGATAATTATAAATATTTTTAAATTGTTCTTTTTGATCAAATGTTTTAGGAATATCTGGGATAAAAATGATATTTTTATCTAATAATACTTTTAAAAAAGCTGCAACAATAATGGCTGAACGTTGAGCTCCTGCTCTACAATGGATAAGAATGTTTTTTTTTTCTTGTACATATTTTTTTAGCATAAATGGTAAAATATATTTAAGATATTCTTCCATAAGTAAGATGTCTTTTTCTAAAAGAGAATCGTAAACAGAAATTCTAAAGGTTTCTATATTTTTTAATTTTTTTAATGAATTTTCATCAAACATTTCATTATAAAATGGTATATCGGGGGTACAATTAATGATAACATCAATATTATTTTTTTTAATAAATTTTAAATCTAATGGGGGTTTATAGTTAGCAAGCCATAATCTAGGGATAATTTCGTCGGCGTCATTTGCATAAAACATTTTGTATTGTTCTTTAATTAATAACAAAGAAATAAAACGTGAAAAAATGAAAAAATAAATAATAATTATATATATATAAGGGTAGATGTATAGAAGAAAAAAGTTGATTATTGAAAAAAAAGACGCTTCAACTACAACTGATAATACAACTAATTATACTACTGACTATGATGATAGTGATGGATATACAGAGACGACTGAGACATCAGAGATGACTAAAAAGATACCTATTAAGAAATCAAAGCCAGTTGTAAACAGGGCTGTAACATTTAAAAGTATAGTGCAGTCTAATTATACAAAACCTGTGTATGGTAGTAAGCAAGATAATCTAACATTAGAAGAAATAAAGGAAAAGTTAGAAGGGTATGTATCATTAAAAAGTATAAATGATAAAAAGGTATTAACAATGTTGCCTTTATTCAAGACGTGGGTGAGATATTATAATGTAGAAAAAAAACAATTTAGAACAGGAGGATTATTAATGAAAGTGGCATATCCTGAATATATAACATTAGTGAATACAGTAAATAATGTATCGTGGTCAGTTCAATTAAAAGATGTAATTATTTATATTCTTCATCCTGATATAGCAAAACAAAGGATTGAGGAAAATGAGGAAAAGAGAAAGGAAAAATCAAAGGAAACCCAGGTAGAAAGAAAAATAGAGAAACAAAATGAGAAGAAGAAGGAAAAGGTAATCAAGGACAAGTTATATGAGTTGTATAAAAAGGGTGAATTAAGAAAGACAACTTAGAAATAAAATGAAAAATTTTTATTATTAATAATTAGTAATGAATAATAGAAATAACAGACTTTTTAAAGAATTATATAAATTGCAAATTGAACAAAATAACAAAAATTTATTAGATAATGATTTTTTAATATATTTTAATGAGGAAGATATAACAGTAGTACATGCTATTATAAAAGGACCGTATGAAAGTGTATATAGACATAAATTTATACGTTTAGATTTTGAAATACCAGAAGATTATCCCTTTAGCCCTCCGAAAGTAAAGTTTATTAATCATGATTCTGTAAGAATTCATCCTAATTTTTATGAAGATGGCAAGTGTTGTTCTACTATATTAAATACATGGGGTGATTCTAAATTTGAAAAATGGACATCAAGTATGGGTATAGAAACTATTTTGTTAATGTTTCATTCATTTTTAGATAATAATCCATATATGTATGAGCCAGGTGGTAGAGATGATCCAAATTATAGTGTATATGTAAAGTATCAAAGTTGGACAACATGTTTACTTAGATATTTACAATTTGAAAAGATTGATCTTTTTCAACAATTTATTCAAAATTATTTACTTGTAAATATAGACACGGTCTTTAATGAATTATATCAACAATTAGAAGAGTATCCATATGGTTATTATACGTGTAGATGTTTTGAAATAGATGATTATATGGTTAATTATTCAAAGGTAATTGATATGTTACAAAATTATTATAATTATATTAATTATACGGAAAATATAGCACACGATGATATAAACGAAAATATTGATTTTTTAGAATTTATGAATATGGATTATAAATGTCATATTTGTTATGATACGCAAAATATTCCAGAAGAAAATACAATTATTACTTTACATTGCACTCATACTTTTCATCAAGTCTGTTTAAATACGCATATTACAACAAATCATAACTTATGTTCAATGTGTAGAAGTGAATTAACAGAACAGGATACATGTAAATTATTAAAACAAGAATGTGAGTTGAATGTGAATGATAATTGGATTATTAATCCATTGACAAAAAGAAAAGTAAAAATAGGTAGTAGAACATATAAATATTTGGTTGAAAACAAATTTATCTAACTTTATAATTTTATTATCTTGTAAAGTTAAATTTTATTAATTTTATAATTGCATCCATTTTCATTAAGTTTACTGACGGTGTCATTATAAGCTTTGCATGCTTCTAACTCTGTATCAAATGTACCGATATGATGTTTTTTTCTATTCATCATATAGCTACAAGCCCATTTATTATCCTTTGTTAATGATACACCGTTATATTTACTTGTTTTAATTTTTTTAGAACTTAATTCAGAATAAACATCTTTTGGTATTGTTACATAATCGGATATATCATTTAATGTATAATTTGTATTAAATTTATTATTAAAGAACAATGCTTGTTGATTATATAATTTTGCGCATTCAATTTCTGATGAATTACTACCTAAATTATAAGTTTTATTAGATAATTTAATAGATACGACGTAACATTTTCTTTTTGAATCATAACTAACTCCATTATATTTAGAACTTTTTTTTTCATTGATTTTTTGTTTATTTAATTCTGGAATATTTCTTGCTACAGTTTTATATCCAGGTATATCATTTAAAGCAAAGTTTGTATTTTCTGTTTGGTTAAGATAAGCTGCATAATCATTATAAGCTTTTGCTCCATCTATTTCATCAGTGTAATATCCAAGAAAAACATTGTTATAATTGTATTGTATTTGTGCAAGCCATTGTTGTTTTTCTGTAACAAAACCGACACCTTTAAAGTTACCTGTTCGATGGCAGCCTTGTTGACCTACATTTTGATTAATTTTTTTTATTTTATTATTATGATCTTTTGTTTTTTGTTCTGTTTCTTTTTGCAATTCATCTAATGTTTTTTGTTTGGGCAATTCTTCATCCATGTTAATATTTTTTAAAATATCTTGAAATTGTGTAGAGTCTTGGATATTATATTGTTCAATAAAAGCTAATATCTGTTTAATAGCATTAATAGCATAGGCTAATTCTAGATTATTTTTAAAATAAAACCATTCTTTCCTGTTTTTAATTCTAAATGGGTGCAAAGATTGATGAATTAATCTTTCTGCCAAAATTTTATCAAATGTTTTAAAATGCATGTAAAGTTGTAAAGATTGGGTACTTGATCCAACATTTAATTGACTTAATCTCATATCTAAATTAGTAGACATTCCTATCATTCCGATTTTGGTATGTCCTTTTTTAGTAAGGTCTATGGCAACATAAATTTCACCACCTTCTCTGCTAGAAAATCCTTCTGTGTCTGGTTTATTTTCTAAATCTTGAATTAATTTATCTTTTTCTTCTATCATTTTTTTTTGATTATCCAATTCTTCTTTTATTAATTTGTTATAAATGTTCTCTAATTTAACATAATATTTACGTATTTCTTTTCCGCATTCTGTTTTTGATATCATGCATAGATTTTTAAAAGTGTCTATATTTAACATAATAGTCTCTTCTTTTCTACCACGTGTTTCTTCAGATTTATTTTTTTCCATTTGGAAAAAAAATATCTTATAATCTTCATCTTTGATAAAATTACGTTTAATCGTTTTCATCGCATTACCTTTATTTGCAAAACCAATCATTTTATATACATTTTCTAAGTTAATAGGATATTCATTTGTTGGATGATAATTCATATAAATATATAAATTGGCAATATACCATTGGCTTTCTTTATCTGTGAATTCATTATTTAAAATATCTATCATTTTAGATTGATATTCGTCACCTAATTTTATAATAGTATTAGTATTTTTTACAAGTTCTGTGAAATTAATTGTCTCAGGATGAATTAAATCCTTTTTGTTAATAAAAATATTCATGTTAATATTTATATTATATTTTAATATTTTTATTTTTAAATAAGATTTTTAACGTAGATAAATTAAATAATAATATATTTTTATTCACTTCCGGGGTTAACGTCGATGATATCGCCATCTTTATTGATGAGAACTTTTAATTTTTTAGTGTTGGCAAATTTCTTTTTTAATTTTTGAACTTTTTCAAAGTCTTTTTCGTTTTGTTCTTCGTATTTTATATTATAATTTGAGTTATGAAATTTCCATAATTTGGGATGTCCAGTATAAAAATTACTGTGACTTTCGGCTTTATACCAAAATATTTGATCTTTTAAATCTGTGCTATTAGATGACGTTTTTATGACCAGACATTCGTGGTTTTGTGTACAAGAGTCGAGTATATTATTAAAGTAGTCAAAGCTAGGAATCATCCCAGCGTAATCGTCATAGATCTTCTTTCGATTCTTGATAGATGGTTCATTGAAAACAAATACATAATCAATGTTACTTCGCAAATCGGGTGTAATACCTAATGGATATTGCATAGTAAGTATAAAAAGAATATTATAATGTCTTCCATTGAAAAAAATACTTTTTATAGTTTTTTCTTTTTTCCAATTTTGAGCGTCGTGTAACATATCATCTAGAACAATAAAAATATTATTAGCGGGAAGTTTACCGGTATCAGATTTACCTTGTAATTTAGCTTCTCTGATTTTTTTCTTTTGTTTTGTCAATACATTTTCTATTAATTCGGCATCATATTCTGGATGGATAAAACAATCTGGTATAAAATCTCCAAAAAAAGGTGATGCTTCTTCTGTACCTGAAAAAACAACTCCTGATGGTATATGTTGATGATGATAAAAGATATCTCTTGTAAGAAAACTATTATGCGTAACTATGAAATTACCTAATACAAAACGATTATTGCCATCTAATTCTATGCCATAATATTCACCTTGACCCACTTCTTCCACTGTAATTTGACTTACTAATGCATCTACTCTATTTTTTCTTGGATTAGCCCTTTTACGAGGAATAAGTGTAGGAATTTCTTCTATTCCATTTCCATTGATATGAATTCTTAATGCTTCACCATACTTTTTTTCTCCATTATGTGTCCAAGTTGTCTTTTTAATATGTTTTGTTGCAGAAAATCCTAAACTACGTGCTAAATAAATGATATCATCCATTAACTTTTCATGTTTTTTACATTGTGTAATTTCAAAATCATTTCTTTTACCTAAATGTCCATCAGCATCAATAAATCCAGCAAGAAGTTTCAATCTATTTTCACGAGAATTGCATTTGTAAACTAACGGAATATGTTTATTATTAATTAAATCCAAATCTTTTAAAGTTTGTAAAAAAATATTATTTTTTTGCCCATGTCCAGATGAAATTTTGTAACAATATATTCTTTTATACTCTAAAAATAAATTATATCTAGAAAGATTTTTTGCAAAATAATATAAAACAGTAGAATCTTGTGTTGTAATATCTGAATTAGATGATGTTCCATCACCTAACCAATACCCAATCATATATGGGTCTATAGGTACTTCTTTTTGTGTAAAATCTATAGGTACTTGATATCCTAATAAATTATCACGATATTTTTTAGATAATTTCAAAAAATCTTCAATAGGAATATCAACTTTACGATCATCTACAAGTTTATCTAAAAATTCTTTGGCTTGATTATAAACTTCTTGTTTGTTTTTATTTTTATATGAAAATGATTTATAATCTAATTTATATTTATTTTTATTAAACCACGTAACTTGATAACTATGTTTATCTTTACGATCTCTTAAATTTTTTTTACCTGTATACATTAATGAAATAATATGATGACTATTTACAGTGTAACTTTCTCCTCTACGATTTGTTACTTTATACATTTTATCAATTCCAGAATGAGTTTCTAAAACAGTTCTAGGCGTTGAATCATCTCCCATTACAAGTTCTCCTAATTTAATGTCCTCTACATTTTTAATAGTTCCATCAAACATAAGTACTTTTTCTCCTTTCATGCATGACTTGCCCGATCTTCTTCTCCCGAGGATAAGTATGGTCGCATCTGGAAGAATATTTTTTATTTTGAATTTACGTAATGAGAGTTTTGCGAAATCTTCCAACATATGTTATATATTTTACTACAAGGTAATTTAATATTATAATAAAACGAAAGGTGTTTAAAATAAAAATTTTAAATATTTCAGATTTTTAGAAGATGATATTATCCATTGATGTAGGATTAAGAAATTTAGCAATGTGTGTTATAAGTTGTAAGGATCAAAGGGATATATCAACATATTCAATAAAATTATGGGATGTATTTAATACATTAGAAGAAGAGGAATACAAATGTCAAAGTAAAATGAAAAATGGTAAAATATGTGGAAAACGTTGTTTATTTAAATATCCTTTACAAAATCAATTTAATCAAAACGCACAAGATGGACGAAATGTATATACATGCAAGGTTCATTTTCCAAAGGGGATGGAGATAAAGGCGAATAATAAATGTAAAACGAAAAAGATAAATGATTATTTATTACAGGATATAGCAAAAGTCGTATTAAAAAAAATACAGGATATTTATGATGAAAATAAAAATATATTTAATGAGATAACACAAATTTTAATAGAATTACAACCTAAAATTAATCAAAAAATGAAATTTACGAGTCATATAATATATGGTAAATTAGTAGAGTTATTTTATGAAAAAAAAACAACAATACGTTTTGTAAGGGCGGCAAACAAGTTAAAGGCATATACAGGTCCTATTATAGAATGTAAATTAAGGGGGTTATATGCAAAAAGAAAATGGTTAAGTATAGAATATACAAAATGGTTTTTAGAAAATAAATTTAATAAAGATGAAAAAGATACATGGTTAAACAAGTTCTTATCACATTCAAAAAAGGATGATATGGGAGATACATTATTAATGACAATAAATGGTTTATATGGCATTATAAAGAAACAAATAACAGATAAAAATGGAAGATGTATAAAATAAAGTATAAATAATAGTTTTTTAAAAGTATAAATAATAGTTTTTTAAAAGTATAAATAATAGTTTTTTAAAAGTATTATTTATTTAATGATAAATTTGAACATATAATTCGGTAAGATCACTTTTTTTATAGCAAAAATAAGTCCAAGTGTTATAATCCAAGTTGTATTTGCATGTTTTAAGAAAATTGTTTACAATGTTAAAAGAAATACAGAGTTCATTTTCATATTCTATAGAAAAAAATTTTAAATGGGATAGATTTTGTTTTGGATTATAATTATAGTAAAGTAGGTGAATAAAAAAATCTGTAAGATCAGTACTTTTCAAGTTGGCTAAAAAGAATGGGCTATAGGTAAATCTATTTTTTAAATCTTCATAAAGGTGTATAATATTATATGTATGATAATCTAAAAAAGGTGTTATAAGATCCTCGTCGTTATGGACTGAAGATGTATCTGAAAGATTGTCATCTGACATTTAAAGATATTTATTTTAAAGAATAATAATAGTTATATGAATGGATATGTTTTAATATTTTTAAATAAATTTTTAAAATTAAATTAAATTTTATTTTATTTTATTATACTATATTAAAACAATATGTACATTCTAAAAGAAATTCAATCTAATAATATGTTAAAAGTGATTATTGTACTTGCTAGTGTTTATTTATTTATGGTATATAACAAAGAAGATATGGGTAATTTAATGTATGGTATGGAGGGGGCTGAAAATGTTTCAATGTTAGCGCCATCACCAGCCGCACCCAAAAAGACATTAGAACAAATTAGAGCCGAATTAGAACAAGTTAGAGCCGAATCTGAACAAAGGATGTCTGCTGCTGAAATGGCTCAGCCTATAATTCAAGGACCTACTTCTAGCGGTCAAGCAGGTAGTGCTCCTCAACAACAACAACAAGCTGGTTTCCAACGTGTAGTAGACGGTGTACCTCCATTGGCTGCTGAAGACTTATTACCTAAATATGATGATGCTGATAAGTTTGCAAAAGAAAATCCTATTTCTAAACTTCTTAAGGAACAAAATTTCTTAATTAGTGGTTATCACGTAGGAATTAATACAGTTGTCCAGAGTAATAAAATTGCGTACCATGATTTGAGATCTGCACCACCAATCCCTAAGGAAAGTGTTGGACCTTGGTCTCAAAGCAGTTACGATACGCCAATGGGTGCAAACAGACGTCAATTAGAAATTTCTTAAGTAAAAAATTAATTATATTAGTTATCAAAATAATAAATAATATAATAATTTGTAAAAAAGTGTGCGAAATATTGCAAAAAAATAAACGTATTTAAAGGTATCGAAACAAGTTGTTGTCCATTATTAACACAAATATATTTTATATTCTTATATATATAACAACACATAAAAAAATATGTCGTTACACCCACAGTCGAAAGCAGAAAAAATTCCAGCAAAAAAAAGTGCTGTAATTGGCGAAAACCTAAACATATTAAAGCAAAAATACATGAAATATATACAAAACAATGTATTTTCACCAGATTTTCCCAAACTTTGGAAATTACATATTAATTTATTTAAAAAAAATGAGAAATTATTGGTTGTACTAGAAAATTGGTTGTGTAAAGAGACAGAGTTGTGTAAACAGGCTGGCGTTGTGCCACCGTCAAAGAATATAGCATCTGCATTGCATGAGTATTTGTATTTTGGCACAATCCCCAGTTGGGCACATTATCAGAAATATAAATTAGGCCTGGCCCAAGAAAGGCCAAACCCAGAAGAAACACTTGTGGTTAATGGTGAGGAGTTTGTTTATGATTACTTTTGGCGGAAAAAAGGCGGCCTCATTCCACAGAATTCGCTAAACTTGAGATTGATAGATCTGGTCGATGAAGGTAACGAAGAAGGTGTAATAAATGCGATTAATGCCGGTGCTAATATACACGTCAATGATGACGAGGCGTTACGACTTGCTGCTAAAAAGGGGTATGTCAAGATAGTCGCAGTATTGTTGGAAAATAGTGCAAACGTGCATGCAAGAGATAATGGCTTCATTATCTCTCTTATTAAGAATAGTCTAAAGAATGGACACTATGACCTTGCATCATATCTCGAACAGTACATAGGCCAAGATTCTATATTACAAGGCTTAAAATGGTTGAGGAGATATATAAGTGGTTCCTATAACGAAAAGGATCGCAGCTTGGTACATATACCATTGGATGTTAGCAGTGTATGCAAGGCTAGAAACACCAATGAAAAGGTTACCGTGTATCGTGGTGTTTTCTTAAAAAATTCTGATTGGATAAAATCGGAAGTGGAACAAATCAAGGGAGACAAAATATATCTTGATATAAAGTCTGTCACATCATGGTCTACAAACAAAAAGACGGCAACGGAATTTCTCAAAAAAAAACCAGGGAATTTAGGGTTCGAAAAATCGGGAATTCTTTTAAAAATGTCTGTGCCAATTAATAAATTTTTTTGCGATTTGAGAAAACTTAATCCAGGTGAATCAGAAGTATTACTTTATCCTGGAAAGTACGTTTGTGATTTTACACTGCATGAGAAAACACTATACAAGGAAGTTGATCCTGATTCAGATTCAGATTCAGATTCAGATTCAGATTCAGATTCAGATTCAGATTCAGATTCAAAAAGCGTGGTGTTCGAAAAGTTCAAAGGTCCACAGTTTGATAAATATGCCAATTTTGTCAAGCATATTGGTGGTTCAAATCCAGGTGGTTTATACAAAAGGAAGAGTGATCGCAAGCTTATTTACATCAAGAAATACGGTGATCCTTTACAAGCATACTGTGAGCATCTGGCAAACGTGTTTTACAACTCTGTAGGTTTGTATGCACCAAAAAGTAGTTTAGAGACGCTGGACGGAAATGAGTACTTTGTGAGCGAATATATTAATGGAACGCAATTGAACTTGAATAATGGCGTTGGTCTGGCTCGTAAGATATGTGATGGAATCATTTATGACTTGTTCATCCTTAATTGGGATGTGATAGGGTCAGGTACATACAATAATAAATACGACAATATTGTGGTAATGGAGAATAAGATTTACAGAATCGATAATGGTGGTGCATTCTTTATGAGAGCACAAGGATGGTACAAAACTGATAATGAATTGTCTAGTTGGTCGGATATGTCCGGTTTGTCAGCAAATTACCAACGTTTACTTAAAATTGCATCATACAGTGATTTGTGTGGAATGAAAGTGATTAATAGCTCTATAAAGAAGATACAGGGTCTGAGAGAAGAATATGGTGATTGGTTAAGCTTCATAGAAAAACATACACCAAAAATGTCGTCAGAGTACAAAATGAAATTAGCAGGCATTCTTGACAAAAGAGAAGAATTGCTATTGAGCGAGAAGAACAAATGTGACAAAAACAAGAAAGTGAAGTAAGGACTGTTGACTTTTTGGAGCTGTTATTTGTAATTACCTCAATTGATCGTTTTCACTGTTTCTCGTTTCAACGGTGTGAAATTTTTCTTTGTTTAATTCAATAAAATCCAAAACTCACCATTAATTTCCACGCTTTTGATATACGCTGGTTTTAACATTGGTGGAACTTGTGTCGCTCCAAATTAATTTAAACATAATTTGTTTAATTCAATAATGTCTTTGAAGCAAAAAGTTATCAACTCTTTTTTGGTTGGGTCGACTCTTTTAATATTATTTTGGTATATTCGTCGATAAAGACGGTTGAATCTGAAATTTTTTTTTCAAGCTACCATCAGAAGTAATTATATTACATACACATTAGAAACAACAAAAATAAAATATATGATTAATGAAATATCTTGATTTTGTTAATTTTAATTTTAATATTGTAAATGATAGTAAAAATTAAAAATGTTAGATACAATTTGTGACGTATTAAAATCAGCTTATGAAAGAGAGATGGGAATGCATCTGGAGATATTGGAGATATTATAATGAATAAAAATGAAAATAATATGAAAATAAACTGTTCTTATTGAAACTGAAATGGATAAGATTGAAATATGTTTTAAAAATTCTTATAATTTTTATAAATTGGCAGTAGAGATATTAACGTATTCACAAATAAATTACAGTAAGGCGGCAATGACTATAATGGAAAAATATATTGATTTAGAATTAACTTGTGTACATACAGAATATTTTGAAAAGGAAAATATGATGGATGCAATTGTAGATTTAGATGCTTGTAAAAATGGTATGACATGGACCGCTTCATCTTGGATATTGGAAACATATATTCAAAAAATGGAATATTTTTGTAAGGAGTTTAATTATCCGGTTTATGAAATCGAAACTGAAATAGAATATGATACTGATATTGAATCTGAAAGTGAATTAGAAAGTGATATTAAAAATGAATTGTAGAATCTTTTATATATATAAAAAATTAATTTAAAAAAGAAAATAATAAGTATATAATGTTGGAAGTATATTATTGTGTAGATATGGATACAGGTGACGAAGAAAATTTGAGTTGTATAGAAAAATGTTTAAAAATATTTATAGAGGTGAATTATAGGGATTATAAATTAACAAAATTTGAAAGATATGTTAAATCAAGATGTGTGAAAAATGATGATATTATAAAAAATGGGTTATATACATTTAACAAAATGTATAATGAATACAAATTAAAAAGTAGTGAAAAGATTTGGTTTATTTATATATCTAACGGTAATATAAAGACAATGTATAAAAATGTATGTGTTGTATTATTAAATGATAATCCAATAGAAAAGGAATGTTTTTATATAATAAATAAAAATCCATTGCTATTTAATACAGATATGTCAAAAGAGTTAAAAGTTGAATATCTTAAACAATTAAATAAATACTTGAAAGAATTATTTGATACGCAACAAGTAATAAAATATGAAAACTTTAATGTATAAATTATAATAATGTATATAAACATAGATTATTATATTTTAACTACGTGATCTGGATGCATCTGTATTAATTTAATATGAGAAATAGAATGTAGAAAAACAGTGACATAATTTTGATAAGGATTGTACTCTTTAATCTCTCCTATATAACTTTTATAATAATTATAAATACTATCTTTATATTTCACAATTTTTACAAAATCACCTTTTTTAAATGAATATAAGTTTTGTTCTGCAGAATAGTCACGTTGTTCCTCTTTATTAGTATCTTTATTAGTATTTTTGTTAGTATCTTTGTTAGTATCTTTATTAGTATTTTTGTTAGTATCTTTATTAGTATTTTTGTTAGTATCTTTATTAGTATCTTTATTGATATTTATTGATTTATCTGCATTTATAGGTTGTTGTTGATCGGACGAGTTTTGTGTATTAAAAGAAACTACTGAATTATTTTTGAGGAAATCTATGAAATTCATTTAAAAATAAAAGAATATATGTTTTTAAGTAAAGATGTTATATAATTGGGCATTTTGGAGTATGGGAGTAGGAATGGTGGTTTATTATTTTAGAGATAGGTTAAAAAGAATGTTACTAAGTGGGGTAATAACTGGTTTAAAAATGAGCGTGTTATATTATAATCATTTAACAAAAAAGGGAGATAGTATAAATCCAAATGGGGTGGTATATATTGAGGATAAAAAAATTATTATTCACGAGTATGATATTGTATATAATAACAAATCACATAAAATGTGTTTTATATCTGAAAAATATGATAGTGAGGGGGTAAATACAAAATTAGTATTATTTAATGATAATAAGGAAGATATTTTAGCACAGAGACATAAGTTTGTGTATTGTAGTATTATTAATAAGGATAGGGAGTGTGTGAGGGATATTACGGATGAGATGAGGGCATTTATGTTTTATTTTAAAAAAGGTTATTATGTATGTAATGTAGAATATGTATTGAAATATTTGCAATCTAAATACAATGGTTTAAAAGTAAAAGATTGTAATTTGTTATTTGTTTTGAATGATGATGAATTTACAGAAAAGGTTATAGAATTAGATAATACGGGTGAGGGTATTTTGTTACATACAATTATATAAATTATTTTTATATTATGTATTATATATAAATCATTATGGCACAAAAGTTATTAAAGTTGGTATGTTATATTCCTGGTGGTCAGTATATTTCGCCATTTTTGACAGCGTTAGTAAATCCTTTTTGTTGTTGTGTGTTATTATTAAGTGTATTTACGCCTATAGCTACAAGTGCTCCAAACGCATTAAATTCAAAAGATGGTGAAAAGAGTACAGGAAAGGCATTTACTAGTGCATTTTTAATATGGTATCCAGTAGTTGTATTAATCAATTGTCTTATATTTTATGTATTATGTAAATATGGATAAATAAAACGACTTTTTGTTTAAAAAAAATAAAATAAAAAAATAATATATATATGGGAAAAATAGATACATTGGTATTATCTGGGGGTGGTGTAAAGGGAATAGCTTATGTGGGTGTATTTAAAAAGTTGAGGGAATTAAAGGTAGAAATAAAGGAGATATGTAGTGTTTCAGTGGGTTCAATGATGGGTTTATTATATGTATTGGGGTATAATTACGAGGAGTTGGTGAGTGAAATAAAGATGCAAAATATGGATACGTTGAGAGATATAAATATAGGAAATTTTTTAAATAAATATGGAATAGATACTGGAAAAAATATAATAAAGTGGATAGAAGGTTTATTAGAGGGTAAGGGGTATAGTAAGGATATTACATTTATAGAATTGTATAATAGTACGAGGATCAAGTATAGGGTTTTGGCGACAAATTTGAATAAATACGAGACTGTGATATTTGATTATATAAATTGTCCGGATATGAAAATAACGCGTGCTATACGTATGTCGATTGGTATACCTTTTGTATTTACGGTACAGAAATACAAGGGGGATGTACATGTAGATGGTGCAATAGTGAATAATTATCCGATTGATTTATATGGAGATAAATTAGAAAATGTATTAGGGATAAAGATAGAAAATGGTACAAAAGGCAATGTTAATCAGGTGATAGGGGATATAAGTGGATATATATTTAATGTAATGAATTGTTTTTTATTACATAGGTCAAAATTATTATTAGATGAATATAAAATACGTACATTAAGTGTGACTATAAACAAGGTAATAAGTACGATGAGTTTTAATATAACGGATGAGGAAAAACAGATGTTATTAGAATGTGGTTATAAGAGTGCGTGTGAGTTTTTTACGGAAAAAGTGTAAAAATAAAATAATATGTGAATAACAAATAACAAAACAAATGTCTGACGAATTAGTGGATGATAATTTGGATGAAATAGTAGAAAAAATTTTTAGTAAACCTCCTAAAGAGAGATGTAGTATTCATTTAGAATTAGAGGAGGAAACTGCAGAAATTGCACAAGATGAAAGTGTGGATAAGTTTGTATTTAATATATTATTTTTAATAACATACAAGGGAATAAAAAAGTTATATGGCAAAGATAAAGAAATGATAAATTTAAAAGAGTCTGAAATTATGGTTATAAAAGAATATGTTAGATCATACGGGTATGAATTGGTAGTAAGGGGTAATAATACTGATAGGGATCCGTGGGATATAATTAAAAGTGGAGAGCGTTTAATAAATTACCAAGTTCATTTTGATAAAATATATTAAAAAAAGACGATAAAAATGATAAGAATGATAAAAATAATATAATTTAGTATATTATAATTTATAATTAAGTTTAATTCCAGAATTTTTTTTTCTTTTAGTATAGTATAAAAACAAAAAAAAATGGGTGGTGGATTAATGCAATTAGTTGCCTATGGAGCTCAAGATATTTACCTTAAAATCCAGTAGGGTAGAAAAACGTCAGGGAATATCGAAAAAATAAGATATTCATAAATCCCTTTAATGGACAATTTTTTATAAAAATTACCATAGACGTTAATCAAGGGTTTTTAATCCTTGGTGAGAAAGCCAAATTGCTGGGAATTCCTAAAGCTTATTCTACCAAGAATTTATAGTGATATAAGTTTGGCCAAGAGAAAACTTGGAGGGTAACAATGAATAAGATATTGCAATGGATAATCAGCAGCCAAGCTTCTTAAATTAAGAAGAAGGTTCAACGACTAAATGGTTTTCGGATGAATTTTAAATTCATTTTAAGATATAGTCTAATCCTTATTGAAAAATAAGGTAGAGGAAATGTACTGGTAATCCTCAAATTACTTTTTTTAAAGTTGTGTACAGACGTCACACTAACTTCTCAATTGAAAGTATTGAACAAACCTTTTGAATGAAGGGTTGAAAAGTAGCCTGCTATAACTATGAGGATATGTTATAGAAAAACAGTTAGTATTCCTCTATTAATCAATATTTTATACCACCCAGTTTTTATCAATTGATTAATAAATAATACAGCTACTAGTAAATTAGATTTTTTATAAATCATAATTTGCGACATTATCAAAATGCTGAAAACCCCTTAGAGCCTTTAGTACTAAGGAATTTTCGAAAGAAAATTCTGGCCAAGATAAAACTTGGGTATAGTAATAATCTAAAGGATTGGGCAATCAGCAGCCAAGCTCTAAAGATTTTAATTATTTAAAATCCAAGAGTGCAGTTCAACGACTAAATGATAATGGGTAATTTGTAAAAACAAATTGCTTAAGATATAGTCTAGTCCCTAATCTATTTAAATAGATTTAAATACACCGAAAGGTGGGGTGTAAACGTCAATGGAACAGTCGATTTCGGTAAACTTTAACTGCCGTGAAAAGCAATTCGCATCAAATGAAGTGGATAATTTGATGGAAAACGATTAGTACTCCATAATCAATTTTTGAATTGATTTGTACAATTGCTAGTAATTTAAAATTGATATTAATTAAACAATTTGAATTGCGACATCATCAAATTGCGGGAACACCCTTAGAGCCTTAAAAACCACTCTTATTTGGAAACTTTTAAGAGAAACTCGATTAATAGTCGAAAAGTGGTAATATTATTAAGGATTGGGCAATCCGCAGCCAAGCTCCTAAGGTCATTAAGACTATGGAGAAGGTTCAACGACTAAATGGTGATGGGTAAATAAATGCGAAGCTATTCGCTTATTTGCTTAAGATATAGTCTATTCCTACCTGTTTTATACAGGGTATAAATACATCGAAAGATGGGGTATAAAAGCGCAAAGTTTCTTGCACTGTATCTCGCAATGGAGATTTAATCCACAAGGTATATCTCCAAGTCGATCTACCTGCTGTATCAGTTGCTGATTCTAAATATTTCCGATGGGTAGATAATGTTGGTCATGTATTGATCGATGAAGTTTCTATCGAAATTGGTGGGCAAACCATAAACTAATCAAGTATCTCCGACTTGATAATCTGTGGTTAGAAGTAAATATTTAAAAATATTTGCTAGTCAGACATATAGATAAAAGTGAATTTATTTTCTTGTTCGTATGTTTTGGCAACACTTTCAAATTGCGAAAAACCCCTTAAGACAGAAAAAACTGATTTTCTAAAATTATATATTTATAAAAAGATGAATACCAAAACGTGTAAAAGCTGCGGTATTGAAAAGCATAAAACTGATGATTTCCCCAAAAACGGTAGAATTTTTAGAGCTATCTGTAAAGTTTGTCATAGTGACAAACAAAAAAAACGATATGATGAAGATAAGGAAACTTATTTAATTAATAAAAAAAAATATTACGAAGAAAATAAGCAATCTATAATCGTAAAAAATAAAGAGTATCGTAAAGAAAATAGAGACAAGATATGCCAACAAAAGAATAATTACTATCAATTGAATAGAGAAGAAATTCTTAAAAAAACACAGACTAAAGACTATAAAGAAAAAAGGAATAAATATCTTCAAAATCGTAGAAAAGAAGATAAGACTTTTGCTTTGATTTGTGCATATAGAGCACGGTTAAATGAAGTTCTTCATAAGCAAAAAAAAAATACTTATATTGAGTATTTAAATTGTAAACGAGAACAGTTTTTAGAGTGGATTGAATTTCAAATAAAAGATCCATTAAAATGGGAAACATATGGAAAAGACTGGGTGATTGATCATGTAATTCCGATTGATTTTTTTGATTTGGAACAAGATGAACAAAGATATATGTGTTTTAGTTGGTTTAATCTTAGACCTCTTTTAATAAAGGATAATCTAAGTAAATCAAACAAGATATATATTGAAGCAGTTGAACAACATCAAAATGTGCTAAATAATTTTAAAAATGTTAGTTATTGGTACCAAGCTGATATAGAAATATATCAGTGGCTGAGACAAAAACTCGGGTATGGTAAAAATCCTTCTGTATTGGGCAATTCGCAGCCAAGCTTCCAAAGTTGTATTATTATACAAACGGAAGAAGGTTCAACGACTAAATGTTAGTGGGTCTAAGTAAAAGTATATTTTTACAATGAAGACTTAAGATATAGTCTAGTCCCTTAAAATTAACTTATTGTTAATTTCAATTAAATACATCGAAAGATGGGGTATGTTAGTAATTAAAATTTTACTAACGTTACGTGATAAACATTACGGAGATTGGTTACAAATCTGGAATGAATTAACTCAAACTTCTGAAAAAGAAGCTGGTTATAATGAAATGATTGGTAATGTAACTGCATTAACCAATGGATTAACTGCTGATGCTGATAATAATAAACCTGCTACTACTCTTTATATTCCATTGCAATTTTGGTTCTGCAGAAATCCTGGTCTTGCTTTGCCTTTAATTGCATTGCAATATCACGAAGTCAAGTTCAATATTACTTTCAGAGCTGCTGCTGATTGTTATATTAAAAATGATGATGCTGTTACATCTGTATCATTAAGCAATGCTTCTTTATATATTGATTATATTTATCTTGATACTGATGAACGTCGTCAATTTGCTCAAGTTCAACATGAATATTTGATTGAACAGTTACAGTTTACTGGAGCTGAATCTTTCAGCAATGCTTCAGTTAAATCCAAGTTAGCTTTGAACCATCCTTGTAAGGAACTTGTATGGGTTATTGCACATTCTGCTCGAGAAGCTGATAAGGAATGGACTACTTATACCGTTGACAATGATACCATTGGTGCTGTTGGTGCTGCACCAGTTGTTGATGCCAAGTTGCAATTAAACGGTCATGATCGTTTCTCTACTCGCAAGGGTTCTTACTTTAACTTGGTACAACCTTATCAACACCATACTCGTATTCCATCTGATGGTATTTACGTCTATTCATTTGCTCTTAATCCTGAACAACATCAACCTTCAGGAACTGTTAACATGAGCAGAATCGACAATGCTACTTTGATGATGACTCTTAACAGTGATCTATTCACTTCTTCACAAACTGCCAAGCTCCGTCTATATGCTGTTAACTACAATGTTCTACGCATCATGGCGGGTATGGGAGGCCTAAACTATTTAATGGGCCTAAAAGTAAACTTAGAAATAAGTTTGCTAGTAAATATATATATTATTTATATATTTGCGACACTTTCAAATTGCGGGAAACTCCTTAGAGCCTTCACTACCACTCTTATTTAGAAATATTTAAGAGGAACTCGGTTAATAGCCGAACCCAATGGTAATAACGTGAAGGATTGGACAATCCGCATCCGAGCTTCCTAATTATAGGAAGAAGGTTCAACGACTAAATGTTAGTGGGTCTAAGTAAAAGTATATTTTACGATGAAGACTTAAGATATAGTCTAGTCCCTTTTGCCTTGAGCAAAATTAAATACATCGAAAGATGGGGTATAAACGTGCTTATAGTAATTAAGTTATTACGTAATTATTACGTAATTTTATTTAAAATTGAATAATTATTGATCTTCATATATGTATAAAAAATATGAAGAACGATTATAAAATAGTTACATACAATAATAAAAATTACATAGTATCTTATACGCAAAAAAACGAACCTTTTGTATTTGATCAAGAAGATTTTCAAAATATATCTAATTTAAATTATTATTTAACAAATGTTGGATATATTTGTTGTAGATCAAATATACCATTATAATAAACTTTTATTTTAATATTTTGTATTTGTTAGTTATAAATGTGCTAATTTGTATTAATTAACAAATGCGCGTGCTTTAAATACAAGTTGTGTAAAATTAGCATAATTAGGAGTGGTATATTGTATTTGACCACTTGATGTGATATTAAATTCTATACCAGTATCATCGCCGACATATGTTTTGATAATTTCCCATGATGACCCTTTATTAACACCTCTAATATGGAAATTGCAATATAAATTACTACTATTAGAAGTAGTTAATTGAGATGCAAGATATATATCAAATCCCCAAACGTCTGAACTAAATACTAATCCAGTTATATTAGCAAATGATGTTTGGTTATTAGCAGCAGTAAAGCTTAATGATGAATAAATATCTCCGGAATTAGGTGTGATATCAATATTATTGACGAATACTTTTTGACCAACGTATAATTTTTTACCAATACTAGCTCCACCTAATGTTGTTAATGTACCACCATAAGTGTTATTTACTGCATCTGTTGTATTAGAAATTGAAATACCACCAGAAATTAACAATGCACCTGTAGTAGAATTGACGGAAGGTTGCGTTGAAGTAGATGTAGCAGCAGAAAAGTAAATAGGAATATTATCAGTAAATGTGACATTTGTTTGTCCTGGGTCTTGTACAGTTCCTCCAAATTCAAATCTATCTCTAATTTCATTATATACTAAGCCAACATAGGGTTTATTATAAAGTAATACATTGTCTCCAATAGAAGGATTCTGTGTTGTCCAAGCAGAAGAAATTGTAGCTACACGTGTTGATCCTATATAACCAGTGATTTTTCTAACTTGATTATTACTGAAACCAGAAGTAATTTTAATCCACCAATTTGTATAATAATTATCAACTGCACTAGCTGATGTATTTAATTTTATTTGTACATTTGTCATACCAGTTTGACTTGGCAAGGTATCTGGTGTGCTATTTGTGTCAGTTACTACATCACCTGAACCGGAATCATTATCAGATTGTTGTCTTTGAACAATAAATCCTGCATCTTTTGATCCAGTAGGGCCTGAATTTAATACTAAAATGTTATCTCCAATGACAGTATTAGTAGAAACAACAGATGTTGTTTGGCCATTTACAGTTAAATTTCCTGTTATAGTTGTATCACCTAAAACATTCATATTTCCTGAAATGCCAACTCCTCCTGCTATTAATAATGCGCCGTTACTTACATTTGTACTTGCTGTTGTTGATAAAAATGTGACATCGCCTCCAATAAACATATTTCTACCAATACTTAGTCCACCTCTTAATGTTAATGATCCTCCATTTGATACATTTGTAGCGGTTTGAGTAGAGTTGATAGATAATCCACCTGACATGATAATTGAGCTTGATGCATTTGATGTACTTGGAATAGTATTATTAAATGTCATTGTGCCATCTGAGTAAGAAATATCAAATACACGTTGTACAAAAGTGCCTAATGAATCATATCGAGAAATAGAAAAGTTATGAGATGAAATATTTTTATCAAGAGAGACACGTCTAATATTTAAATTATCATATACTTCTATAAAATTATTTGTACTAGTTATATATTTTCCTACACCATATACATTTGCATCACCTCCTACATGTATATCTTTAGTAACACTTGTCCCACCAGCAATAGTTAATCCACCACCTTGTGTAGTACTTGATGCATTTTGAGTTGTTTGTATACTCAAACCGCCTGCTACAACTAATGCTCCTGTACTAGAATTTATACTATTTTGTGAGGATGTTAATAAAAGAGATGATAAAGTACTAGATGTACTATTTCCATATAGATTACCATTAATCCAAAGATCTTTTGCAATAGACGCACCTCCTGCAATTGTAAACGCACCTCCATTAGTAAAGCTCACTGAATTTGCAGTGGATGAAATAGCTAATCCTCCTACGACTTGGACTGCTGCGGAAGTACTTGAAGTGGATGTAGTTGTATTAGAAAAGGTTGCAATACCTCCAAAATAAGATCTTCCTAAAATTCCTAATCCACCGACTGATGTTATACTTCCACCTGATGTAACACTTGATGCATCTGATGTATTTCTAATACTAATTCCACCATTTAAAACTAAATTTCCAGTAGATGAATTATTACTTGGAGTTGTAGAAGTAAAAGTTACTGTATTATTACAATTAAATGTTCCATTTATATCTAAATTAAAAATGGGATTGGATGTATTAATACCTACATTTCCTGATGTTTGTAAAACAAGTTGATTTGCATTTGTACCAGAATAGATTGTTATATATCTAGTAATTCCAGTGCCAGTTTTATTAGAATACAAGCCATATCCATCATTATTAATAGATCCAATCCTTGCAAATTCGCTGTTTATATCTGTATCAGATTTACCTAAAGTAAATAATGATAGTTGATTTCCATATGTTCCAGAGATACTAGAATTAACCAATTGCATACTTGGATATAATGTAGATGTTATTTGTAAATTAGAAAAAGATGTAGATACTGTAGATGTATTTATAGTAACATTATTCATAACAAGATCACTTCCTAATAATAAATTTTTTGAAATACATGCACCACCTGCTATTGTTAATGCTCCTCCATTAGTTACACTTGTGCTATTTGATGTATTATTAATACTTATACCACCTTGTACAATAAAAGATCCTGTTGTAGAATTAGATGAAGGTGTTGTAGAATTAAAAAGGAGAGATCCATATGTTGTTAATGTTAATTGAGAATTATTATTTTGCAATACAATATTTCGTAACTGACCAGTACCTGTTTTATTGCTTGATAAAATATAATCCGAGTTTGTAAAACCTAATGATATATATTCACTATTAGTTACATCAGTTGGAGAACCTGATGCAAAAATTTTAATATCAATATTATCTGTACCATCTCCATCTTTTGTAAACATATTAATAGACATGGGGACAGAAGATGTTTGGCTTTGGAAAGATAAAGAATTATTTGTATCACCTCCTCCTAAAATAGAATAACTTTGTGAACTTCCTCTAATAGATAATTCATTTGTTCCTTTTATTCTAAACACTTCGTTTCTTGCACTTGAACTTGTTGCAGCATAAAAAATATGATCATTACTTGTTGATGGAACTTGATATGTTAAATGGCCGCCACCTGTATTTCCTAAACCTGTAAATTCTTGAGGTTGAGTTAGGTCGTTTGAAGATTGGTATAATATAAATTTATTTGATTTGTTTGCATTTAAATTATCAATTCCTAAAGAATCTCCAAAATATGATTTTTTTGAAATACCTATTCCACCAGCAACAGTCAATGAACCTCCATTTGTTATATGAGTTGAATCAGTTGAATTTCTAACACTTATACCACCTGTTATTACTAATGCTCCAGTACTGGAATTAATAGAATCTATTGTATCCGTTATAGAAACGTATTTTAAAAATGTTGTATTTGTAGATTGAGATGTCATTAACGTTACATTATTACTTTGAAGTGAAATACTTCCTGTAGAAGTTGATACAATAACATCATTTGTATTTGATATAAAAAGAGTATTCCCTGTAATATTAATAGATCCAGATGTAATATTATTAGAATTATTTAATAATATCTGGTCTTTATTTGTATAACGAACATTAACACCATATGTACCAGATGTTTGTTCTCCTAATATAACTTGTTTATCAACAATAACATTTTGTCCTATAGCTATTCCTCCTGCAACTGTTAAAGATCCACCTTGTGTTATACTAGAAGCAGATTGAGTAGAATTAATAGATAATCCACCTTGTACAACAAGAGCACCAGTAGATGAATTAGTACTTGTTTTGGTATAAGAGAAGGATGATTCTGTATCAGATACAGTAAAACGTCTATTGACGCCATCTGGACTTAGATAAAAATTTTTATTTGTAGTTGTATCTAGGAATAATCGATTATCTGATATACCTCCTATATTAAATGTACCGCTTGCACTATCTAGAGATAGATTTTTGCCTATATATACATTTTTTGTAAATCCAGCTCCACCACCTATTGTAAAGGATCCTCCTGCAGAAGAACTGGAAGCATCTTGAGTGCAATTAACCCCTATACCTCCATCAACAATAAGAGCCCCTGTAATCATACTAGAAGAATTGGATGTATCATTAATACGGACGTTTCCATTTTGAATAATTAATGGCGCTTGAAAAGGTTCTACAGTGATTTTTTTAAGACGTATATCACTCATTTATATTAAATAAATATATTTATTTTTAGAATCTAACTATATTCGTATAGCATTAGAAATTATATTATTTATATGTAATAAATGTTTGAACGTCCTATATTAATTTATAGTAATCACTGTATTCATTCCCAAAATTTTATTAATGTATTACTTAAGGTGCCTCAAATATTTGAGGCATTTGTAAGATTAAATATAGATATAAATCCTGAAACAAATGCAAGAAACCCTGTTTTTTATGAAATACAAAATATATTACAACATAAAATAATAGAAGTTCCTACAATTATAGTAGATAATGGAAATTATGTACTTACTGGAGAAGAAGCTTTTAAATGGCTAGATTATTATATTAATAAAGGAAATAGTAGTAATAATATTCACAGTGATAACGGTAATGGTAATAGTAATGCTAATGGTAATGATAATGGTAATGGTAATGGTAATGGTAATGGTAATGGTAATGGTAATGGTAATGGTAATGGTAATGGTAATGGTAATGGTAATGGTAATGGTAATGAAGTAGAAAAAGAGGTGGAAGGTTTTAATTCAATTGAGATGGGGTCATTTTCAGATATGTATTCAACTTATGGATCATCTGATATGAATGATGCAAGAGATCAATCTTTTCAATTTTTGGATAGGATGAATATATTGATAGAAACGCCTCCTGAAGATGGTTCAACTGATTATAAGAGTTTTGATCAGAAACAACAAGAAAGGGAACATTTTGACAATATTAAAAAGGCTGATGTAAGAGAAAATTTTATAAAGAATATGGATCATACGTATAATTCTCAAAAAAATACATTTAATAAAAAAAATAGTAAGCAGGATGATGTAGATAGAAAATTAAAGCAATTATTAGCAGAAAGAGAGTCTTTTGGAAATGTTCCTAAAGCGCCATCAAAGGTTGTAAATTTTAATATATAATAACATACAAGATAACAAAAAAGAAGCATATTTTATAGTTAATTATTTTATTGTTAAATATAAAGTATGTATAGTTATTGGATTATAGGCTTATTTTGTTTATATGTATTATTAAAAAGCAAAGAGCACTTGACGGTTGCATTTAATAATGATCAAGTTGATACAAAAAGTCCACAAACATTATATGAACGTGAGACTAATGAAATAAAAAAAATTTTGCATAATAAAATCAACAAGGAGGATTATCCAAGGGATTTTGCAACGTTTTATATGACGGATATTATATTTGAAAGGTCAGTATTTGCAGAGTATATTAAAAAAAAAATACAAATGGTTTTTGATAAAATGTTTGTGGATACGTTATTAGACAATACAAAAATGATAAATAATATTTATAATGTTTATACTAAAGACGATAAATATAAAGATTTAAAAAAAATTATATTATATATTGATGCTGTAAATGTAAAATTAGGATTTACAAGAAAATTTTTAGTTTATATAAGATTAAATAATTTAACAACTTATACAAGTGAAAATGGTGAAATATATCCTATATTAAATTCTATATATGATGATTTAGAAGTTTTGTATATAAAAACTATAGAGTTGGATAAAGAAATGAGTGTAAAATATTTTCAGGGAGATGTATTAAGGGGTAAGGATGATAATTTTAATATGTTATACGAAATAAAAAATAGTATGGAATATATAGAACCACGATTTAATGAAACGAGTATTACAAAACAACAAAAAGAAATTTATAATAAAATGTTGGAAGATAAAAATAAAAAATTTAAATTTACGGGAATGTGTTATGGGTATGAAAATGCTGATAATAAAGAAGAGTGTATAAAAAATATGGGTATATGGGATAATGAACCAAATGAGGATAGTGATTGTCCATATTATAAGGCAAATGCGAATTATCCGAATACATTTGGTAAAATAAAACAGAATGTATGTGAATTACCTGCAAATATGAAAAATGTGGGTTATAGGGGTTATTCAAAGAGTATAAAGAATGTGCCATTGTGTTATAATTGCGAATATAATAAAATTGGTATAGGGACATTAGGGTATTGTTGTGATGATCAAATAAGTAAAAAAGAAGTATATACAAAATTAACTAGTCCAGATTATGCATTTGTTGGGGATAAAGAGAGTAGAAAAAAATGGGAAACTTTATTTTTGGAAAATAATTTAAGTGTAGAATGAAAAAATAATTTATTTTATTATTTATATATAGTAATAAAATGAAGAGATCTCCGCAATATAAAGTTGTAAATAAAAAAAAAGATTCTAATAAAAAGAGTCCTTCGCCTAAAAAATCAAACTCATTAAAAAAACGTAAAATTAAGACTGAATATAGAATGAGGGGTATGGGTTCGATGTTTTCAATGTATGGTGGTGCAACAGAGGCCATGGAAAAGGAATATAATAATTTGAAAAAGGAAATGAAAGATTTGGTGTATGAATACAAAAAGGTTAATCAAATGATTACGGATGATAAACAAAAGAAAAAAGATGAGATTGCAATTAGAAAAAAGATTGATAAAACAAAATTAAAATTAGTTGATACAAAAGATAGATTAAAAAATATATTAAAGAATGCATCAGACACTGCTACAAAAGCTGCTTCTGCATTAAGTGATGGTATAAAGACAGTTGGTAGTAAATTAGGCGATATAAAAAAATCATTTACTATAGATAAAAAAAGTAATTCGGACGACTCTTTAGATTCTATTGATTCAAGTGATAGTATAAGTTCAAGTGATTCAAGTGATAGTATAAGTTCAAGTGATTCAAGTGATAGTATACTATCAGGTTTAAGTAATAGATCTGCAAATTCGTTAGATATTGGAGATGAATCTGCTTTTTTTAGGAGGCTATTAAAAAAGTGAATTTTTTTTTATTTTATTATTTTTTTTATTCGTTGTTATTATTAGATGACTGATACAATTCCTTTTAAGCATTCTTCTAATGTAACTATTTTAAAAAGAAAAGATCCATAT